CCTGATCCTGCCGGGCGGGCCCCGCCCACGCGCCCGCCCGGCACCCCTCACCCGCAGGCCGAAACCCGGCACTCACGTAGGGACACCACCATGACGACCCCCGGTCTTGACCTCCTCGCCGACGGCTCCACCGTCCAGCTCACCGACGGCACCACGATCCAGCTCCGCTACAGCTTCCGCGCCCTCGCCCTCCTCGAAGCGCGCTTCGGGTCCGTCGCCGCCGTCCAGGAGGCGATCGACTCCACCGGCCAGGGCGCAGCGTTCGGCCCCCTGCTCCAGATCATCGGCGCCGGCAGCGTCGGGCCTGGTGGGTTCGAGCCGCACATCCGCGAGCACGTGGATGCCAAGGGCAAGCGGACCGTGTCGGACATCGTGTTCCGCCGGCGCGCAGACGGCGTCGACCTCGCCGACCTCCTTGACCCCGGGCAGCTTACCGACTACGTGAAAGCGTTCTCGGCCGCACTGTCGAAGGCCCTGGCGCACCGGGGAAACGGACCAGCCCCGGCGATCAGCGCGCTGACGCCGGGCCTTACCCCTGGGGCGAGCTCTACTACTTCGCCGTCGGTGCCCTCCACATTCCGCCCGACGCCTTCTGGGACATGACGCAGGCGCAGATCCTCACGCTCGCCGACCAGCACCGGGCCGCCCACTCCTCGAGCGGCTCAACCCCGTCCCAGACAGATTCCGGCCCCGGCCTCATGGCCATGGCCGCATGGCAGTAGGAGGTGACCTGCGGTGGCTGACAACATCAACCTGCCGAACCTCGTGTCGCACCTGCAGGTCAACCTCGCCAACACGTCCGGCCTCGTAGCCGACGCCACCCGGCAGGGCTCATCCGTCGGCGCCGCCCTCGGCTCGTCCCTGCAACGCGAGCTGCGCGACACCGTCAACAACATCCCCGACATCCCCATCACGGCCGACAGCACGGACGTGGACCGTGACCTGGCCCGCGTCCGCGGCGAACTGGACGAGCTGGCCAACTCGCGTATCGGCGTCGACATCAGCATCGACGAGGCCCTGCGCCGCATGGCCCAGCTGGAGCCGCACCTGGACCGGCTGCAGCACACCCACCCGAACATCAACGTGCAGGCGTCCGTGGGCGGCGCGCTACGCCAGCTCGCGCAGGTCCGCGCCGCCGCCCGTACGGCCGACGACACCGACGTCGACATTGACGTGGACGTCGACGTGGACGGCGCCAACGCGGGCCTGCGCCGGGTCCGTGACGGGCTCGGCCGCGTCGTCAGCATCATCCCCAGGCTTGCTGGGCTGGCGGCCCCGTTCGCGAAGGCGGGGCTCGCGGCTGGCGCGCTGCTGCCGCTGGTGGCCGGGCTAGTGGCGACGCTGTCGCAGATCGCGCCGGCCGCCGCGGTGGGCGTGTCCGCGCTGGCCACGCTGAAGCTGGCGACCGCCACGCTCAAGGTCGCGATGATCGGCGTCGAGGACGCGATCAGCGCTGCGTTGGACCCGGAGGGCGCGGAGGCGTACGCCGAGGCGGTCAAGAAGCTGTCGCCGGAGGCCCGGAAGTTCACGGACAGCCTGCGGGACATGGCGCCGGAGCTGGACAAGCTCCGCAAGCAGGTGCAGGACCGGGTTTTCGCCGGGCTCAGTAAGGAGATGGAGCGCACCGCCAAGTCGGTGGCGCCGGACCTGAAGCGCGCGTTCCTCGAAACCGGCGACACGCTGAACCGGATGGCGAAGGGCGTGGGCGCGGCGGCCCGCGACCTGGGCGAGTCGGGCACTCTCGGCCGCGCGGTGGACTCGGCCATCAAGTCGCTGGAGAACCTCGACAAGGTGCCGGGCAGGATCGTCACGTCGCTCGGCACTCTTGCCGCAGCATCGGGCCCGGCGCTGGAGCGGATCGCGAAGAAGGCCGACTCGGTATCCAAGCGGATCACCGATTCTCTGACCGAGTCGTTCGAGTCCGGTGAGCTGGAGAAGTCGATCGACGGCGCAGTCAGCATGTTCTCCCAGCTCGGGCGAATCGTCCGCAACATTTTCGGTGGCCTCGGAAACATTATCGGCGGCGTCACCAATGAAGCCGGATCCCTGTTCTTCATTCTCGAAGAACTGTCCGAAGCCTTCGAGCGGCTGACCGCCTCCGAGGAATTCCAGTCCATCCTTCAGCAGATCGTCCGCACCGCAGGCGAGCTGATCGACCAAGCCATGCCGCTGCTGAAGGAAGCGTTCATTCAGCTTGCCCCCGTCATCGAGGAGATCGGCCCGCCGCTCCGCGACTTCATCCGGGAAGTCGGGCCCGAGCTGCTGCCCGTGCTGAAGAAGCTCGGCCCGATCCTGCTCGACCTGGCACGCATCTTCAAAGAGCAGATGCCGTTCGCCATCAAGTTCACGAAGGCCGCTCTGGAAGCACTCACGTTCATTCTCGGAATTGTCCACTGGCTGCTCGAAAACATTGTCATCCCAGTCGTCCGAAAAGTTTCGGAGATCCTCAATTCCAAATACGTGGAGGGCATCGCCACCGCATCACGAATGACGTCCAAGAGGATCGGCGAAATAGTCCAAAAATTCGAACGCTTCCGATCTGCAGTGTCCGACAATATAGGGACCGCAACCCGAAAGCTTTCGCAACTGGTGGGCTCCGTAGCCGGATTCGCGCGTCAGGTCGCCAGCTCTGTGGGCATCGTGATCGAGTACTTCCGGGGAATCCCAGGAGCCATTCACAATGCCGTCGGCGACCTCGGCGGCCTGCTGCGGAACGCGGGCTGGCGCCTGATCGGCGGACTGCTCGACGGTATCCGGGCCCGCATGAGCGAGCTGCGCGGCCTCCTCAACAGCGTCACGAACTTGATCCCGGACTGGAAGGGCCCGGCCGACAAAGACGCCCGCCTCCTCGCCCCCGCCGGACGCCTGATCATGCAAGGGCTGATCGCCGGTATCGACTCCACCGTCGGCGACCTGCGCACCCGCCTCGGGCAGATCACGCAGGAGATGCCCGGCATGCTCGGCGCGGTCAGCCTGACCGGGGCCATGGGTTCGCTGCCAGGCCGCGGCCTGGCAGCCACCTCACCGGCCGGCACGACGAACAACTTCTACCTGTCCGGCGGCAACGCGACACCGGACGGCATCCTGCGCGCTCTGTCGTGGCAGGGCCTGGTCGGAGGTACCCATGGCTAACCAGAAGTTGGGCCGGATCTCGTGGGGGGACCTGGTGTTCGGTCCCGGTTCCCGCTACCACGTCACCACCATCGTCGGCCTGGACGACCTGCCCGACATCCGGCCCGAGGACGTCCCCCGGCCGGGTCAGCACGGCGACTACACCGGCCCGGACACCACCGGCGCCCGCGTGGTGCAGCTCGGGCTGTCGCTGGTCGCTGACACGCCGGACGAGTTGCGGGAGATGACGCTTGCCCTGCGGAACGCGACGCAGCCGCAGAACAGTCCGGCGCCGTTGGCGTTCCTGGATCAGGGGATGCTCGTCTACGGCAAGGTGCGGCGCCGGTCGATCCCGTACGACGCCGAACATCTGTGGCGCACCGGCACCGCAGCGCTGGAGGTGTACTGCGCGGACCCGTACCTGTACGGCCTGGACGAGCAGATGGCGTCGACGACCGCGTACTCCCCGGCCGCTGGGCGGACGTACCCGCTCGCATACTCCGGCGTGGCCCCAGGAACCAACCTCGTACTCAACCCGTCCGCCGAGGTAAACCTGACGAACACGTCGACGTTCGGCAGTGGCATGACCCGCACCCGCGTCACTACCCAGGCCCGAGTCGGCACAGCCAGCATCCAGCACGTCCACACCGGCACCACCACCGCAGGCAGCCTCTACGCCATCTCGCCCGTGACCGGCGGTACCGTGCACGTCGGGATAAGGGTGAAGGTCCCGACTGCCGCAGGCGCCGATCGCGGGTTGCTCCACTGGATGTCCGGCTCAACCAGCCTCAATTTCATCGAGCTGTGGCCGCTTCCTGCTCCGGACGCCTTGGGTTGGTCGTACATCTCAGGGAGCTACACCCTGGGCGCGGGCCAGACCGTGGACGGCCTCGGCCTGTCGTTCCGAGCGTCGGGCACTTGGTGGTCGGACGCGGTCATTGCAGACACAACACCGTTGAACGGGTACGGCGACGGGTCGATGACCGACTACGGCTGGGCATGGACCGGCACCCCGAACGCCTCCACCAGCGTCCGCACCATCACCGGCACCAACCGTACGTACGGCGACGCCGGAGAATCCGGCCGCCTCACCGCCGTCAACGCGGGCGCCTCCGACGCCTACCCCGTCCTACGCATCGACGGCCCCGTCGCCGACCCCTCCATCGAGCAGGTCACCACCGGCCAAACCCTCGTCATCGACGCCACCCTCGGCGAAGGCGAATACCTCCTCATCGACACCCGCACCCGCGCCGTCCTCTACATGGGCAGCACACCCCGCCGCACCTGGATCCGCGCAGGCTCCACCTGGCCCCTGCTCCAACCCGGCTCCAACGAGATCGCCTACCGCGGCGGCCCCGTCGACGGAGGCTCCGGCACCCCGTCCCTGCTCACCGTCACCTGGCGCGACACCAGCCTGTAAGGAGGCCACTCATGGCTGCTATCAACCCGCCGGCCTGGATGCAGGCAGGTTCGTACCCGGCCCGCACGGACCGGCTCGTCATCTCCAGCCTGCTCGGGTATCCCGGGTTTCTGGTGGACGAGGCCACGCCGCTGCGTATCCGGCAGGGCGTCCGCCCGTCCTACACGAACCAGCAGCTCAAGGTCCGCGCGGCCGCCACCCCGAACATGACCGTCATCGTGTCCGCGGGCATGTGCTACATCGACAACCATGACACCGGCGGGCAGGGGACTTACGTCTGCGTCAACGACTCCGACGTCGTGCTCACCATCCAACCGGCAGGCGGTGCGGGACAGTACCGGCGGGACTGCGTCGTCGCCTCCGTGTACGACGCCGAGACCGCTGGCAGCGTCTCCGAGTGGCGGCTCGAAGTCATCCAGGGCACGTACGCCGCGTCGGCCGGTGCGGCGGTCCGGCCGTCGCTGCCGCCGAACGCGCAGATCCTGGCCGATGTCGCCGTCGGCCCGTCGCAGACCAGCGTGGCCGCCGCGAACATCACCGACGTGCGCCAGTTCTCCACCAGCCTCGGCGGCATCCTGCCCGTCGCCTCCAACGGCGCACCCAACCGACTGCACCCGGGCCAGGTGCTGTACCTGACCGACACGGACGCGCTCGAGGTCGGGCAGCTGGCGGGCACGAAGCGGCAGGTGCGGGAGCAGATCCGGCCGTCAGTGTCGGAGCAGGTCTCCATGCCCTCCTTCACGACCACGGGCGTGTTCGTTGACTTCACCTCCGCGCAGTGGCCACCCATCACCGTGACCGTCCCGCCGTCCGGGCAGGTGAAGGTCACAGTCGGCGCGGCCCTCCACAACAACAACACCAGCACGTCGACCGCATGGGCCACATGGCGGGCATCCGGCGCCTCCAGCATGGGCGCCAGCGGCAAGAACTCGGTGTCCACCGCAGGCTCCAGGACGTACGCCAGCCGCGCCTACGTCCTGTCCGGCATGACCCCGGGCGCGAGTCTCACGATCACCCCGCAGTGGAACGTGTCCTCGGCCGGTACGCCGGGGCCGGTCACCAGCATCGCCGACGGCCAGCTGATCGTGGAGCCCGTCGCATGACCGCCGACCTGATGTTCGCCAGCGCGCTCGGCGCTCAGCAGCCCGACGCCATCGAGCACACGTACACGTACCTGTTCTGCGACCTGCTGACGGACACCCTCATCGCCGAACTACCGCTCACCGACGTGTCTTACGGCACGATCCTGAACGGCATCGGCACCCTCAGGGGCCACGTGCCGTACGCCGACGAGACCCTGCCGCTGGACCCAGAGGCCGCCACGGTCCCCGGCCGCACAGCGGTGTACGTCGACCGGGACGGCGTCATCGTCTGGGCAGGCATCCTGTGGACCCGCACCCCCAGCCCGAGCGGGCCGGGCAGGGACATCCAGTGTGCCGAGTTCCTGTCCTACTACCAGCGGCGCTACATCAAGGAGACCCTCTCCACCGACGCGGCCAAGGTCACGGACACCGACCTCATGCCGAACGGGCAGCGCCTCTACACCGAGCAGATGTGGCTCGTCTGGTCCCTCCTCGTCTACGCCCACAATCAGCCGTCCGGGAACTCGGGCATCTCGACGCACCTGCTCACGGGCACGCCGACCGGGATCAGCCGGACGGCCACGTACCCGGGGCACGAGCGGCACGAGATCTACAAGGCGATCTCCGATCTGGCGCAGGCCGAGGACGGGTTCGACTTCGGCGTCGAAGTCGGCTGGACGTCGGCCGCGAACAACCAGCCGCCGCGCCGCTACAAGCGGCACCGGATCTGGTACCCGCGCCGCGGCCGCACCGCCGCCAACTCCGGGCTCGTCTTCGCGCACGGCGGCACCGCCTCGTCGATCGTGGACTACAACTGGCCGGAGAACGCGACCGAGCTGGCCACCGAAACATCCGGTATCGGCGAAGGCGACGGAGAGGACACGCTCCAGGCCACCGCGCAGGCGACCGACCTCCTCAACTCGGGCTGGCCACTGCTGGAGTCCGTGACGCGCTGGGACGGGGTGACGCAGCAAGCACAGCTCCAGGCCCTCACGAACGGCGACGTGACCGCGAAGTCGCGGGCCATGGTGCAGCCGCGGTTCACGGTGGAGGCCGACGCCGACCCCGCCTTCGGTTCCTACCAGGTCGGGGACGAGGCGCTGTTCGTCATCGAGGACTCCCACCGCATGCCCGGCGGCCGTGAGCAGGTTCTCCGCATCGTCACCATCGACGCCATCCCGTCACGCGGCCCCGAGCGCGTGACCCTGACCTGCACGGCGGTGTGACATGCCGGCCTACGCCTCCACCCCGAACGTGCTCCAGCGGATTGCGCGTATGGAGCGGCAGCTGGAGCAGCTGCGGCGCCGGAGTACGGCGCTTGATGCGCGGGACGAGGTGCCCGTGTTTCCGACTGCGCTGTACGCGATGCCGATGATGGACGAGACGACGTACATCACCGTGTGGGAGACGTTGTTCGCCCCGCGGACCGGGTCGCTGGATCTGGGGCTGGTGTTCATCGGCGATCAGGTGTCGGGCGTGAATAGCGGTGGTCAGTGGCGGGTGCTACTCGACGGCGTGACCGTCATGAGCGGAAGCGTGGCCGCCACCTTCAGCTATCAGTTTGCTGCCCAGGTTCTGCCGCTCGACGTGACCGATCCGGGCGTGAAGTTGGAGATCCAGTCCCGGCGCACCAGCGGCGCCACGACCGGCGGCCGGAACGGCGGCGGCGGAACTATCTCGATCGCTCCCCGCTACGCGCGACTCATCTGAAAGGCACGCCATGGCCAAACCCATGACGCCAGACCAGTGGCTCAAGGCTCTCCGCGACGAGGGCGTTACAGACATCGTCGAGATGCCCGGCTGGCGCACCCACAACCGCAACCACAAGGGCCCGTGGGGCAACGTCCACGCTTCGATGATCCACCACACCGCAGGCGAAGGCCCCGGCCTGCCAGGCATCGTCTACCACGGCGTCAGCGGCCTGCCCGGCCCGCTCTGCCACGACTACCTCACCCGCACCGGCCGGGTGTACCTCGTCGGCAACGGCCGCGCGAACCACGCCGGGAAGGTTGCGGCCAACGCGTACGACGCCGTGCTGCACGAGCGGTCGGTACACCCGGCGCCGGGGCCGGACGCCATCGACGGCAACGCCGTGTCGTACGGGCTCGAGGTGGAGAACAGCGGCGAACCCGGCCGGGCGTGGACGGCGAAGCAGTACGACGTGGCCGTCCGGGTGCAGGCCGCGCGCTGCCGCTTCCACGGATGGACCGCCAACTCCGTGTGGGCGCACAAGGAAGCCACGCGCCGCAAGCCGGTCGACCCGCGCATCGGCATGGACCGCTTCCGCGCCGACGTCGACGAGCGCCTCGCGCACCCCGCGTCGTGGTCACCCGGCACCAGCGCCCCATCACCCCCGCAGCAGCAGGAGGACGACATGCAGATGAGCGACACGGTCAAGATCGGCGGCTGGATCAAGGCGCGTTGGCCCGACCTCGCAGACGGAGAGATCAGCGTCAACACCGCGCTGGCCTCCGGCTACGCCCACTCCCGCGCCGCCAACGAGAACACAGCCGCGATCCGCCGCGAGCTGGCCGGGCTCACCGCCGCAGTGCAGGCCCTCGCCGCCCACATCGGCAGCGACGACGACACCGACACCATCGTGGCCGCCGTCCGCCAGGAGATCCGCGACGCCGTCGTCCGGGTCGACGTCAACGTCACCGGCACCCCCGCCACCTGACCCGGCCACGGGCCAGGCCACACGAGAACAGGAACCCGCATGAACAACATCACCCCCATCGCGAAGACCGCACAGACCTACGCCACGGACCTTGCCGAGCGCATCATCTGGACCTTCCTCGCCGCAGCGGGCGCCGTCGCCCTGGCGGCCGGCCCCGCCGACATGTTCTCCGCTTCCTTCTGGGAGACCGTTGGCGCGGCCGGGCTGGCTGCGGTCGGCTCCCTGGTGAAGGGCCTGTTCGCCAAGGTCATAGGCGATCGGAACTCCGCGTCGACAGCCAAGGGCGTCTGAGCACAGCACAACCGGAGGAACCTTGTGGACGCTGCGACGTTCGGCGCGGTCGGCACCATCCTCGTCGGGCTCGCAGCGGCCACAGGCGCCTGGATCGGCAAGCGCGGTGAAAACCGCGCCACACACCAGGGCGTCGTCATGACCGGTTATGGCGGGCTGGTCAACGAACTCCAAGAGGAACGCGCCGACCTCCGATCGAAGTTGGCCGAGGCGTACGCAGACCTTGCCGCAGCCCGCGCCGACAAGGCCGAGCTCCTCGGCCACATCTCCCGCCTGGAAACCGAAATCGCCAACCGTGACCGGCAGATCGCCGACCTGACCGCCGCCCGAGGAGGGCCGACACCGTGACCCCGACCCATCGAGCAGAAGGGATGCTGACGCGCCGGTGGCGGTCGCTCGCTGTGGCCGCCACTCTGGCGGTCCTGTCCGGCGCGGTCGTGCTGGTGTGGCTCCGGATCGAAGCGGCCGACGAGCGGGCGGCGCAGCTGGCGAGTGAAGCGAACCGACGCGGCACAGCCGTCAGCACCCTGGCGGGGGATGTGCGGGTGCTGCGGGCGCAGATCGAGGCCCGCGGAGATACGCCGGCGGCGCCGGACCCGGAGGCTGCGGTCGATGACCTGCCAGATCGGGCTGAGGTGCCGGTGCCGATCCCCGGGCCGCCGGGTCCGCCGGGTCCGCCGGGGCCGCCCGGTGCAACAGTGACCGGACCGCCGGGAAAGCCGGGTAAGGCCGCCCCCACGCCGACGCCGATCCCGGGGCCGGCCGGACCGCCCGGGGCGACAGTGACCGGCCCGCCGGGCGCCGACTCGACCGTGCCCGGCCCGCGCGGTGAGCGTGGGGAGCAGGGAGAGCAGGGAGAGCAGGGAGAGCAGGGCCCCGCCGGGCCGCCCGGTCCGGCCGGTCAGTCCTGCCCCGAGGGCTACTCGTGGCAGACCCCGGAGTACGACCCTGACGCGAAGGTCTGCCGCCGCGACAGCGCGCCGCCGCCGAGCGACGAGCCGTCCCCACCGCTGCCCCTGGCGCTGGACCCCAGCCGCCGCCAGTACCCCTGATCAGTCCTCGGGCTGATCGATGCCGATCTCGTACGCGATCTCCCACCGCACGTCAGCGACCGTGATGTCCGCCGTCTCCACCGGCCGGCCGTCGCGGTCGTAGTACGTCCGCTCGATCTCGGTGATCAGGTCGCCGACGCTGATGCCCAGCAGGTTGGCCTGCTCCTGCGTGGCCCGCGCCGGGCGCGGCACCTCAACTGCGGTCTCGATCAGTACGCCGATGGTCCGCATCCGCTCGACGACGCCGGCACCGGCGTAGGGCCCCATCTCGGGCAGCACGACCGGGGTGTCTCCGGTGATGGCCATCGGTTCCCACGACTCGGAGAGCTGTACGGGCAGGCCGTCCGCCAGGAACTCGTACCGGGTGCGGACGCACAGGTCACCGGGCTCGATCGCCAGACGCTCCGCGATGTGCTCCGGCGCGGGACTGCGTGCCTCGCTGCGGGACTCCCACGTGCCTGCCTTCCCGCGCTCCTTCATGTCGGCGCGGAATGGGCTGCCGCCGCGGCGTTCGCGGTGGCGTGAGCGGACCATGCGCATCCGCTCGCGTGGGCGGCGCACGTAGGTGCCGGACCCGGCCCGGCCTTCGAGGAGTCCTTCGACGATGAGGCGCTCCATGGCGCGCTGCGCGACGGACTGGCCGACGCCGTACTCGGCGGCGAACCGGGCACGGGACGGCAGCTTGTCTCCGACCTGCCATTCACCTGCCTCGATGCGTGTGCGCAGAGCGTCGGCCACCTGGAGGTAGGGCGTTTCGCGTGGCATATGCGCAGCTCCGGGGGTTGTACGTCGACATTGACAAAGCTAACCCATCAGGTCGAAGCTGAATACTCAGCATCACGAAACGTGACAGGCTGATCACCAGGGGAGATCCATGTCCACTGTGCCTCCGCATGCCGTCGCCCTCGCGGGCATGCTCGCCGCCGCGACCAGCAGCGAGCCGCGTATCACGGAGACCACGGGCGCCGTCCGCATCGAGGTCGACCTCCCCGCAGAGCTGAGCGCCGTCGCCCGCTCCACCATCCTCACCACTCTCGGCACTGCCGACCGGTACGGCCACGACCGCACCGACGGCGGCGACAGCGTGTGGGCTGAGGTCGACTTACGGCTCCGCCCCATGGACCACCCCTCATGAACTCCCGCTCCGGCCGCCACGCCCCTGGACAGGTCGACGGCCGGAGCGGGCCCACCACCACAACGAAGGGAACCGACCATGTCCCAGCCCGTACCCGACCCGCCCGGCAGCCCCATCCCCGTCCTCGACTCACCCCGCGCACTGTTGACCGACCCCGAGTTCAACAGCGTCCGCATGGCCATCCTCAACAACAACTACGGCATGGCGCCCGAGATGGCCGGCGCGATCCTCGAGGACGCGCTCGCGTTCGTCGCCACCGCCGCCCGCAACCCTGGCGTCGGCCTGGTGCCGAGCCGTGTGGTGGACGAGGGCTGGCACGCCCTGATCCTGCACACCTCCATCTACTGGAACCTGTGCCTGCGGTTCGGGAACTTCGTGCACCACATCCCCGAGCCGCCGGACGCCGGCCGCTGGGACGAGATCGTCATCCGGCGCACCATCGCGCACATCGAGGCCGCCGGGTACCCGGTGCACCACTCCCTGTGGCGCGGCCCGGAGGACAGCACCGTGCCGGTGGCCGCGCAGTGCCAGCACGGCGACCAGTCCGGGCCGATCGTCACGCAGCCCAGGCCCAAGCCCAAGGGCTGATTGTTATCGTGAGCGTCATGGCCAACGAGTGGATCGATCCGCAGTACGCCGAGCTGGTCGCCGCGTGGAAGCGAACGCAGCAGCCGCCGTCTCGTAACCCGCAGGAGCCCCGGCCGCGGCGGATGTTCGTCATCCCGTCGAAGCCCTGACGCTCACACCTCTACCGCCCCGGTCGGCCCGCGTCCCCCGTCGCAGGCCGGCCGGGGCTTACTCGTGCATCAGCTCGGAGACCGGAACACCGATGGCCCGCGCGATGCGCAGCAAGGTGTCCAGCTTGGGTGAGGCGTGGCCCTGCTCGATGCGGCTGTACGTGGCGACGTCGATACCGGACCGGCCGCACACGTCCTGCTGGCTGAGGTTGTGGTGCTCGCGCACGCGCCGGATCTGGTCGCCGACGGCCCGGCGGGCATCGAGGACCCAGTCATCGGGCGGGGTGGGGCGCGGCACTCGTCCACGCTCCCGACACCATGATCAAAAAAGATTAGGGTGCACCCTAATTCGTGTGATCATGACCGTGCCGGGTACGACCGGAGCACATCCCTCCGCAACCGGCGGACCCCATACCCCCGACCCCCGGGTCGGGCGTGCTGCGGTAGCTCTCCTGCACGAGGTGCTCCCCACCCAGATGGTGGAGCCGCAGCACCGGACGGCCCCCCGAGTCCAACTCTCGGGGGGCCGCTTCGCTGCACTGTGGAGACCCGACAAAGACGGTCAGGTCAGAGGTCCGTGAGGAGCACTGGGAGACACCCCGAGATGGGGCAGATAACTCCCATAAACACGCTCATCGCGGAGCAGGTCAAACGGCATGGAGTACAGCGCTCGCAGCGTGATAATTGCTGCCTACCGGCCGCACGCCGTTTCCCCAATCAGTTCGTTGACCTGCTGTTTCGACCCTACAGACTTCGCCAAACGGGTTGTACAGCGCTCATAGGGCAGATAAGTTCCCGGAGGCATGAACCCCTTCGCGCTGCTCATCCGCTCATGGGAACTGTCACTCCGCTCCAACAACAAAAGCGCCGAGACCATCAGGGCCTACCTCCGTTCCGCGAATCTGTTTGCTGACTATCTCACTGATCCGGCACCGCCCGCCGAAGACTCCGGCCTCGACCCGGTACCCGCCGTGGACGACGTCGTCGACATCACGCGTGCCCACGTGCAGTCCTTCGTCGTCCACGAGATCGCCCGCACCTCGGCATCCTCGGCACGCTCCCGGTTCCTCGGCGTGCAGCAGTGGCTGAAGTGGCTGGTCACTGAGGAGGAGATCGACCGCTCCCCCGCCGAAGGTGTGTCGGCTCCGACCGTCGAGGACCCGGAGGTGCCGGTCCTCACCACGGACCAGCTCCAGACTCTGCTGAAGAGCATCCAGGGTAAGGAGTTCCCCGAGGTCCGCGACCGCGCCATGATCCTCCTGTGGCTCGACTCCGGTGTCCGGCTCGCCGAAGTGGTGAACCGCATCCTTGATGACGTCGATCTGGACACTCAGGTTCTCCACGTCATGGGCAAGGGGCGCCGCGGCCGGGCCGTCCCGTTCGGCACGAAGACCGCGCAGGCTGTCGACCGCTACCTACGCGCCCGCGCCCGCCACCCGTACGGCAAGACGGTGGACCACCTGTGGATCGGGCAGAAGACGAAGATGCCGCTCACCGTGTCCGGCGCGGGGAAGTTGCTGGCGCGCCGCTCGGAGGCGGCCGGGCTCGGCAGGATCCACCCGCACCAGTTCCGGCACACGTTCGCCCACATGTGGCTGGCGGCCGGAGGCAACGAAACGGATCTCATGAGGATCACGGGGTGGAAGTCGCGCAGCATGGTGGACCGGTACGCGCGATCGGCCGGCGCCGAGCGAGCGCGGGAGCAGCACAGGAAGCTGAGCCCCGGCGACCGGCTGTGAATGGGGGTTCGAGCCGGGCCGGGGCGTCAGGCTTCAGTGGTGCTGGCCGCGCGTTTCCTCGGTGTCGTTCGGGCTGGCGGTACGGTGGCCGCCGCAATCACGCCTCGTCCAGTCGCCGCTGTCGACGCGCTCCTGGAACACGCGCTCCATGGCGGCGACGATCTCCTCAGGCTGGCGCGAGAAGTCGATGCCCAGCTCGAAGTTCTCCAGGCTGTCGTACAGGGCGACGGGGACGCCGCCCAGGCTCACAGCCCGGACGCGGATGTTCGGACCCTCTATCACTCGACCCCCATTCCCGGGCGCACGCAGGCATGACCGTTCGTACGCGCGTTCGAACTGCACGAGGTTCGATCACTCTACGCGCAGGAGCCGCACTTGTGGCGTCACCGGTTTGAGTGAAGGTGAAACATTATTGCCATACGGCAAGCATGTTCGATCAGCCGTCGTTACCTTCACGGGCACGCGCCTCCTCGATGAAGGCCCGCACCTCCGGAGTGTCTCCAGACTCATCGGCAGGATGGGCCACCCGGACTACCGCGTCCGTGTTGCCGGGCTCGATGCCGAACGGGTCGTCGACCACGACGCCGATGTACTGCTCCATGGCCGCCGCCTGAACGCGAGCGAGTGGGACGCCCAGGCCGGCCGCGATGGCGCGCACGATTTCGGGCGTGGGCTTAATGGCGTGCCCCTGGACGAGGTTGCCGACGGTCGACTTGCTCAGGCCCTCTTTGCTCTTCGGGTCGACAGCGGCGGCGGCGAAGGCGCGGATCGTGATCGGCCGCCCCGGGCCTACGTGCTCCTGCACGAGGCGCGTCAGCGCGTCGCTCTGATCCGGCATCTCTGAGCCCTTTCGTGTCCAGCTGTCCACACTGCACCTGACGCAACAGACCAAACGTCCCTGTCAGGCGCGGGTTAGGCAACCCTCCCCCGTGGACAGCCATTGTCCACGACTCTGGACAGTAAGGGCCATCGGGCCTGCGGTAATTGGCGCGTTCATTGCCTGACCTGTGGACACACCTTGTCCAGAAAGCTGGACAAGCGCTGTTCTAAGTGCCATGCTTCACGTGTCCAGAAACGTGGACACGAACGGAGAACCGTGGACCCTCGCTACCGCCTGCATGACGGTGACCTGCTGCGACGTCTCATAGACGACCATCGCAGCGACGAACCGGCCAGCGTCCGTGAGCTAGCAGCCCGCACCGGGCTCAGTAAGAGCAAGGTGCAGGCGCTGGTAGACGAGGACCGGCCAACTGTCACCGAGGCGGAAGCGCAGTGCATCGCAGGCGCCTACCACCTGCGCCGGCGCGCGCTCTTCGCCCCCGTGTCCATGTCCATGGACGTGGACAGATCCCGGCGCCCCCGAAAGGACGCACATGGACACCGACCTGACCCCCGAGGAGCGCACGCTCCGGGCCCGCATGGCGGTGCAGAAGAGCTGGGCCAACACCGCCGACCCGTCCAGCAGGACGGCGAAGGCGCGAGCCGCGGCAGCCGGCCGCTTTGAGAAGCAGGCCCGCGAGATGCACCCGAACGCGGATGAGGCCACCGTCGCCCGCGTCGCCGAGCACCTGCGGCAGGCCCACTTCACCGAGCTGGCTTTCAAGTCGGCGAAGGCCCGGCGCATGAAGGCGGCGAAGAAGCCGGCCAAGGCCGCTGCCTGACCCCACGTAAGAGGGGCCGCCCCGTCCGACCGGAGCGACCCCATCGGCACACCTCAACCCACACAGAAATCGAGGTCACCGTGACCACTCAGCCTACCGACCTTCCCGGTCGGAACAGTTTCACCAGCACCATCCATCTCCCGTTCGCCACTCAGATGCAGATGTTGGAGAGCAACCGCCTCTCCGTCGAGACCGAGCACTGCGTCTACAGCCTCCCCCGCGGCGCCCGCATGGAGCCGAGCCCGGACGCCGTACGCATCCTCACCACGAACGTCGACGACCTCGCCGTGTGGCTGGAGGTCCGCGGCGGCACCGTCACTGTGGCGCGGGCCGGGGACGGTGTGCAGGTCTGGACGCTGCGCACGGCCACCCTGCCCGAGCTCCCGAAGTACCCGGCGGTGACGGTGCTGGTGTCGGTGCTGGTCACCGACGACGAGCCGATGATGCCGGAGCTGCGCGACGCGCAGGTGGTGTCGGCATGAGCGCCCCGACTCGTGACCCGCTGGCTGTGACGACCCGGGACGGTATGTCGTGGGTGCGTCGTGCGGTGACGCAGGACGGCCACGGCTTGTACGCGCCGGAAGGTGTCTGCTCCTGCCCTGAGTTCGTGATGGCGACGCTGGCTGAGCTGGCGGAGCACGGCATCAAGGGCCAGGACCCGGTGGCGGATGCGGTGGCCGCATTGGGCGCGCTGCCGGTGCCGGTCGGCACTGCGCCGCTGTCTCCCCAGGGACCGGCCCGCACCATGCTGGACCACGCCCGCAAGGCGCTCAACGCCCGCATGACGAAGGACGATCTGCGGCTCGTCCTGGAGAACGTGGTCACCTACGGCGCCTCGCTGGAGGCCCGGGTCGCCGAGCTGATCCAGCAGCGGGACCGCATCGCGAACGACACGATCAAGGCCCTCGCCGCCAGTGACGATGCGACGCACTCGGTCGACGAGGACCCGATCGCGTACTCGCTGACCGTGGAAGCCCTGCACGCGTCGTCGGGCGCGGTCATCGAGACCCCGGCCCGGCCGCACGAGACCAGCCCGCGTCCCCGGCCCGTGCCGCACGACCTGCCCGAGGTGACGCCGTGACGCTCACCGACGCCGAACTGGACCAGCTCATCAAGGACATCGGCCTCAAGCGCCCGCGCGGCGGCAGCGCCCGCAAGCCGATCGACCACGGCACCTACCGCGGCGCGCGGCAGCACTACTACCGCAAGGAGCAGCTGTGCGAACCGTGCCGCCTGGCGGAGAACGCGTACCAGCAGGCGCGGTACGCGGCCCGCAAGAGGGGCGGTGCGAAGTGACCGGCATGCAGATCTTCTCCGCCTGCTGCCTCGCCTGGGGACTCGGCGCCGCCACCGTCGTTGCCGCCCTCGACAAGGACGGCACCCTCCACCAGCTGTACGCCCTGCTCCACCGCCACGGAGGCACCCGATGAAGACAATCCGAGCCCGCCTCTACCGCTGGCTGCGCCCCCGCATCCTCGGCGGCGCCTACACCGGCCCGACCCGCGTCAACGTGTCGTCCATCCCCGGCGGCGCCGTGCTGCACCTCGACCACTTCCTGTTCCACACGGTGCTGGAGCTGGCAGAGCAGTTCGTCGAAGACCGCGAGACGGTCGCGGACCTGCTGGAGGAGATCAACACCCTGAGCGTCCACGCTCGTGAGGACTCCTACGAGGAGCACGAGCGGGACCGGCTGGTCGACGAGCTGCTGGAGCTGACGGGCGGGAGCCACCTGCACCTGTACGGCCGGCAGGTGCAGCGGATTGCGGAGTTGCTGGTGTCGGCTGATGGGTCTGGCACGGTCGCGCTGGTCCCGTCGCCGCGATCGGCGGGTGCCGCATGAGCGCCGAACAGCTCGCCCGGCAGGACCGCGCCGAGATGGCGATGAAGCTCGGCCCCGACTGGCAGGCCGGCCGCCACCAGCCGCGAGACCCCGAGGCTGCCGTCATCACCCCGTCCCTCGACGAGATGGCCGAAGCCCCGGGCGCGACGCAGACCCAGTACCGCATCACGTACGACCGGGTCGGCCGCCACGGCGGCCGGGACGGCAGCCCGGCACCCGCGCCGCTCACCGTGTGGGCGGTCACCGCCGACGGCCTGGCCGAGCACATCAACAAGGACATCCGGCCGTACCTCCTCGGCCGGTACTCCGAGGTGCACGTCGACCTGGAGCAGATGCGGGGCTTCATCTACTCCGGGATGTCCAACGGCGGCAGCTTCACCGTCGAGGCGCTGGCGACCACCGAGGCAGGTGCCGCATGAGCACCGTCCCCGACTCGTTCGCGTTCGCCGTCTCCCCCGACGGCCGCCAGTTCGCCATCTGGGAGCCCGGCAACGAACCCTGGTTCGCCCCCGAGCCTGCCATGCACGGCCGCTGGATCACGAGCGCCGACATGGACCGCCTCGGCTGGGTCCGCTACACGCCGCAGACCGCAGACGGACGCGCCGAGGTGCTGCGCGAGGCCGCCGACCTGGTGGCGGACGACTCATGGTCCCGCCGCGACGACTTCGGCCGTTACGAGCGCGAGGAGTACGAGGCCGGCATGCGTCATGCGGCCGACCTGCTGCGCCGCATGGCCGACGAGGCGGCCGAGGAGCAGGCCGCTCCCGACTTCTTCCAGCCGGGCCGGACGTACGCCTACGAGGCCAGCGGCTTCACCGCCCCCGAGCTGCTGACTGTCTTCCGCGTGGCGTGCACCACCATCCACCCGGCCACCGGAGCCCCCTTCGCCTTCGGGTGGATCCGTCGCGGGGAATCGACCGGGTGGGCGGCGTACGTCGAGCCCGCCGACGACTGGCCCCACGCGTGGACCGAGATCACCGAAGGCGGCGATGCCCGATGACGACGACACCGATGGCCGGGGCGGCCACCACCGCCCCGGCCGCCGGCCGGAAGGTCACCCCCACCGGCCGCCTCATCCTCCCCGCCGACGCCGACCGCACCGCATGGCTCACCGCCCGCCGCTCCGGACTCGGCTCCAGCGACATGGCCGCCGTCCTCGGCATCAGCCGCTACGGCAACGCGTTGTCCGTCTACCACGACAAGACCGGCGGACTGCCCCTCGAGGGAGACGACTCCGAACCCGCCCTGTGGGGACGGCTCAACGAGGAGACCGTCGCCCGCGAGTGGGCCCGCCGCAACCGCAGCGTGATCAACCGTGTCGGCCTCGTCGCCAACATCGACCGGCCGTGGCAGATGTGCACCCTCGACCGGCGCGTCCTCGAATGCCCCCTCGCAGACGAACGGCAGCGGTGCGCACTGGAGATCAAGTGCCGCGACAAGATGAAGGCCGCGGCCTGGCGCACCGGCGTCCCGGACGATGTCCTCGCCCAGACCCTGTGGCAGGCCGACGTCTGCGGCTACGACCACATGCACGTCGGGTGCCTCATCGGCGGCAACGACTTCCGGCAGTTCGTCGTCCGTGTCGCCGACCACGCGCAGCTGGTGGCCGACCTTCGCGCCGCGGGGGCCCGCGCCTGGCAGCAGATCGTCGACCGGCGCCCGCCAACCCTGGCGGCCGACGCCGACCCGGACGTCCTGCTCGACCTGTACGAGCAGCTGCACCCGGAGCGCACGGGCGTCGTCGACATCACCCGCGACGTCGACACGCAGGACGCCATCGGCGACTACCTCGACGCGCACGCCGACCTGACCGCAGCTGAGAAGCGGAAGAAGGCGGCGAAGGCCCGCATCCTCTCCGGCCTCGGCGGCGCCGAGGCGGCCACGGTCCTGGACCGGACGTTCGTGTCCCTCGATGAGCGCTCGAAGCAGTGGACCGACACCGCGCGGCTCGCCGAGCGCTGGCCCGAGGCGTACGCGGACTGCGTCGAGGACCGCACCTACCGCCAGATCAACATCCCCCGCTCTGTCCGTGAGGAGCACACCGCATGACGACGCTCGCTGAGCGCGCGGCCGCCGCCGCCGGCCGCACCGACGACACCACCCCGGCGCCCGCCGAGGAGCCGACCGAAGCCACATTCGCCCCGCCCACGATCGACCCGATGGCCGGGTACGAGCTGGGCAACGACGACCCCGACATGGTGCCCGTCCACCTTGCCTGGCTCCGGGTCCGCAAGGACATCCGCGCCATCGGAAAGTCCGAGGAGTACAACGACGGCTACACGCACTACAACTTCCGCGGCGTGGACGCCACCGTGATGGCGTTCGCCCCGGTCACCATGCGGCACGGCATCAACGTCATCCCCCATCGGGTCGACGCCACGTACCGGGACACGAAGACCGCCAAGGGCAAGGCCACCCGCGAGTGCACCGTCACGATCACGTGGCACATCATCGGCCCGCGCGGTGACGTCATCGTCGCCCAGTCGCAGGGCGAGGCGCTCGACTCCGGTGACAAGGGCACCGCGAAGGCGCAGTCCGTCGCGCTCCGGGTCCTGCTCCTCAACGGCGGCCTGGTCCCGACCGGCGACCCGGACCCCGACCACACCACGATCGACCGCGGCGAAGCGTCCGTCCGCTCAGCCGTCTCGTACCTCGATGAGATCTGCAACCCCGGCACCAGCGCCGGACGGCTCCGGCAGATCCACTACGAGCTGAAGCAGTCGCAGCAGCTGAGCGCGCTCGTCACCAACGAGGTCGGCGACGAGGAGGCCGTGGGCGAGATGGTCGTCCGTATCGGCAAAGAGCGCGCCGCCGGGGGTGGCGCATGAACTGGCTGACCCAAGTCTTCGCCCGACGGCTCGTCGAGGAGAACGCGTTCCTCCAGGGCCGCGTCGCCGACCTCGCGCGCAAGGCAGCCGACGCCACGTCGCTCGCCGAAGCACGAGGCCGCAACGAGAAGCGCATGGCACGCGACATCGACGCCCGCGACGAGCGGCTGATCCGACAGGCCGAGGTCATCACTGAACTGCGCGCGCAGCTGGCTGCGAGGCAGCCGGAGCGGGCGTCCATCGCCCTCCTCCGTGAGGAGCTGGCCAAGCAGAAGCGAGTGAACGACCGCCTGTCGAACCAGCTGCTCGACGCAACTGGCTACAACGGCGCACCGCTCTCCGCCGCTGCCCGCGAAAAGCTCGGGCTGCCCGCCGAGGTGAAGCCGTGACCCAGCTCGCCACTGAGACCCCCGCGGCCGGGCTGACCCCCCGCCCGGCCGCGGCCGGGGCCCCACACGTCATCGGCCTCGACCTCTCCCTCACCTCCACCGGCGTCTGCCTCCCCGACGGAACCACCTACCGCATCAAGACCCGTGCTGCCGACGGCGACCGCCGCCTCACCCACATCCGCGACGACATCCGCGACGACATCGCCCGCTACGCCCCCCACCTCGCCGTCATCGAAGACCTACCCCGCCACGCCATGGGCGCCGGCATCACCGCCATGGTCCACGGCATCGTCCGCGCCGAACTCCTCGACGCCGGCGTCCCGTACGCGATCGTCGTCCCGGCCACGCTCAAGTCGTACGCCTGCGACCACGGCCGCGCGGACAAGCGGCAGATGGCCGCCGCCGCATACCTCGCGGCAGGAGCCGAGTTCCCCGGCGACCTGAACGCCAAGGGCGAGGGCGGCGACCAGTGCGACGCCTGGTGGCTCCGCGCGGCCGGGCTGGACTGGTGGGGCACCCCGCTGTTCGACCTGCCGCAGGCGCAGCGGGCCCGGCTGTCGAAGGCGAAGTGGCCGCCGCGAGAGGCGGTGGCCCGATGACGATCCGCGCCGACATCGCCGAACTCCTCCTGGCCGGACGCTCCGCCCGCGCCATCGCCCGCGAACTGCACGTCGACGACAAGGCCGTTCGGTCCGCCCGCGACCAGCTGCACCTACCCACGGCCAAGCCCGGGCCCCAGCCGTCCGGCAGCCCGGAAGACCTGTTCTGGCGTCGCGTCCAGCCTGTCGACGGCGGACACATGCTGTGGACCGGCGGCACCACGGACGGCTGCCCGACCCTGCGGCACGGAGGGAAGAGGACGACCGCCTACCGGATCGCGTTCAGGATCCGGCACAAGCGGGAGCCGCAGGGCAAGGTCACCGTCACCTGCGACCGGGAGCGGTGCGTCTCCCCGTACTGCGTCGAAGACCGGGTGATCCGGGAGCGGACGACCCGCACCTTCGCGGCCATCTTCGGAGAGCTGACGTGACCGGCCCGACGCGCGTGATCTCCGCGCTGTACGTCGACCTCGGCGAAGGCCGCGAGATCAAAACCGGCGACCGCGCCGGACAGATCCGCTGGACCCGCCCGCCCCGCGCCCGCTTCGAATGCCTGCTCTGCGGCACCGAGGAGGTCCCGGCCATCGGCCCCAAGGAGCCGGTCCCTGCGGCCGTCGCCCAGTTCGTCGCCACCATCCGCTCCACCCACCAGACCCGCTGCAACCCGCAGCACACCACCACCACCGAAAGGCAGGCCGCCTGATGCCCGACATCAAGTTCGACTCCAAGGTCCTCGAGGACGTCCGCGAAGCACTCGCCGACCACAGCCTCGACATGTTCCGCCAGCGGCAGGGCCGCTGGATGGCCGTCGTCGAGCTCGCCCACGTCGAGCGGACCGAGCCCGGCCCCGACGAGGACAAGTTCCCCTCCGTCAAGGTCCGCATCGTCGCCATCGAAGTCGCCGCCGACGAGTTCACCGACGAACGCCTCCGCGAACTCCAGCGCGGCCTGTACCGGCTCCGCACCAAGGGCGGCACCCTCGACGGCGAACTCGACCCCGACGTCCAGCAGGCCCGCGACGTGCTCCGCCACGGTGCCGGCCTCCTCGTCGGCGCGAGCAGCAACCACTCCTGATGACCGGGCGACGGAGCAGACAGCGCGGCGACGACTCCCGCTGCGCTGCCTGCTCCGTCCCCACCCTCACCCAGTGGGTCGGCCACGTCGCCGCCGTCAAAGTCACCGCCGAACTCACCCCGCTCACACCCGAGCAGCAGGCCACAGCCCGCACCCCCCACCGGCTCATCTGGTGCCTCTACC